TCAGCCCATTTGTTTACGAATAGGCGTAGTGAGTTTAGATAGCTTGTAATCGCCAAATACAGGCAATAAATGCACTCTAACCAATCCATCCATAGATTGTCGAGTATTTGGCTTAACTGTATTCTTGTAACTATCCCACCAAACTTTTACAAGCTCATTGTATGTTGTAATTGTCGGCTTGTCTTTAACTGTATAGCCATTAGCAGCAAAAGTATTGATCGCATCACGCGCTTTTACTTTAACGCCCTTTTTAGTGGTTGCTGTAACAGTTGTACGGGCTTTCTTGCCCGTTAGTTGGTCAACGCCTAGATAAACACTAGCATAATAAACTCTTTGGCCATTCTTTTTGATTTTCTCTTTGATATTCATGTATTTGTACCTTTCTTTCCATCAGCAGGCAAGGCGCGTGGTTTTGTTAGGTATTTATACATGATGTTTAAAGTTATTTATTTTCTTTTGATAAGTTGTTACTTAAACCAACAATAATATTATAGACTGATTTTTTTTCATCTAGTGACAAAAAGCTATACCTAGCCAATATATCCCTAAAAGGAGGAACTAAATAGCATAATGCTTGATAGTATTTTTCTAACGCCTTTTCACCACTTCCTAAATCACCAAAAGTATCACTATTATCGTTTGCACGAATGAACTCTTTTTCAAATTCTTTGATTTGTTTTTCATCTACAAAAGTTAGTAGATGTGAGTATGCCATTGCTTTAATATCACTATCTGTATCTGCTATCAAATCGCTATAACCTAGTAAGTGAGGAATTGATACTCCAAAATAGTCAGCAAGTACCTGAGCAGCATCGGATTTTATATCAGTTTCCCCATTCTCCCAACGTTGTATGGTTCTATAAGGGATTTTAGTCTCATTAGCAAGTTCTCTTTGAGTAAGATTATTTTCTTTTCGTAATTGCTTAATTCTATTCATCTTATACATCCTTTCTAAAGAGATTATAACACAAAATGCCAAAAATGGAGAAGAAAAGGATTTTTTTGTTGACAAATGCCAAAAAAGGATATAAAATGACCTTGTAAAATAAAAATTCTCCAAAAATGGAGAAAATAAGGGAGGTGAAACCAATGTTGATTACACTATCACTTGCTGAAAAAGTGCGTATCAAGCGTGCAAGATTACAGCTAACCAAAAAAGCAGTATCGGAGCAGTTGGGTATTAAATCTCAAACACTAACAAAAGTTGAGAATGGAAACTATGATGCCCCTAAGCGTATCTATGAGAGCGTGATGACTTGGCTAGTAGAAGAAATTTAAAGTAAGTAAAAAGCCATGTACAGGCGGCCAAACCAACGTACACGGCTAAGGAAAAATAACAAAACTCAAGCAAAGGCAAGGCGCGTGGTTTTGTTAGGTATTTAGCAAGGGGACAAACCCCTTTGTAAATAATCTCCTCTCATTTTATCAAAATTAGAGGAAAATGACAACTTAATTTATAAAAAGGAAAAATGGAGGATATAAATGGAAATTCTGTCTAAAGAAATACAGTTACAAGGTTTACAACTTCTTAAACAGACTCTTGAAACTTTAGTTGAGCTAGAAAAACAACGATCTAGTAAGTTAGATTTAATTTCTCGTAAAGCATTAATGGATCTGCTAGGTATAAGTGCTACAACTCTTGATAACTGGGAGGAGCTTGGTCTTAAACGATATCAGACTCCGATGGATGGAGCTAAGAAAGTATTCTATCGTCCGTCAGATGTGTATTTATTTTTAGCAATAAAATAGGAGTTATGAAATGAAAATTGTTACTTTCAAACCAACTAAACAAATAGACGATGGGTTTTATCTACCAGGCATTGACATTCTATTTGTCTCAGATAAAGCAGATGCTAAGAGTACAGAAGATGTAATTTTATTTCTTTCAAGAAATGGGTTAAACAAGTCTTGAATGATATTAGAAAATAAAGCTACTATTCTACGGAGGAAATAGAGACAGCTATACAGGCCGTTATAAAAGCCTCTAATACGTTTATTGAGAACAAGTGGTAAATAATATTGACACATTAGCCAAAACCGTTGTAGAGGCTAAAAAGAGCTAGAGGAGACAATTAAAAAGTAAGCTAACCAAATTTATACAGGAGGTAGAACCATAATGGAACTAGTCTACATGGACGGCAAGAAAGAACCGTATACCACAAGCGAGATCATCGCTGAATGTGCTAACGTACAACACCACACTATCACACGCTTAATAAGAGAAAATAAGGTTGACTTTGAAGAGTTGGGAATACTTGGATTTAAAATCCATAAATTAGACACTAGAGGACAACCTAAAAAATCCTATATTCTGAACGAGCAACAGGCTACTTTGCTGATCACTTATCTAAAGAATACCGAAGCAGTACGGCAATTCAAACTAAACCTAGTCAAAGCATTCTTTGAAATGCGTGAGGAACTTTCTAAATTTCGTCTGCAGAGGGCGCTAGAAAAGCCGAAAAGAAAAACCTTGCATGACAGTATAGAAACATGGCCTAATGCACCAAAGCACGCGCATAGCACCATGAACAACTTGCTACTAAAGGCAGTAACCGACAGGAACGCTAAGCAGTTAAGGAAAGAACGTGGAGGCTATAATGGCATCGATAGCTTGACCAGTGACGAGCTGGAGCAATACCAGGCATTTGAGGATATGGCAATAGCTATGATTGAATTGAAAATGAGTTATCAGGAAATTAAGACAATGATGTTTAGAAGTAAAAAAATAAGCTAAAAAATCACACCAACAAAGAAACAGAGGTAAAAAACATGTTAGCAGATAAATTAGAAGCTATTTCAACAGATTTAGAAGAAATACAAGGAAGTCTTACAGGGGTTAGAAATATCATAGCTAAAAGAGCAATCAGTAGGGTATTGAATGACTTGGATGATGTCTACAATGAACTGACCGGTACAGAATACCATGAACAACAGCAAACGCTTAAGGAACAGACGGAAAGGATGAAACAGAGGGTAATTGCTGAAGTAATAGGAGAATTGGAGTGGAAAGAAAGAACATTATATGGAAATTATTGGGGTAACACTGATTTTATAAAACGAGTTTCTAGATTTGATGGATTTCTTTTCTTAAACACTTATCTAGCGGAAATAACTAGAGAGAATGACTATCCTATGGATCAAAGCCAGTTATTAAATTACGTTTGGGAACTTTTAGCAGTTGATATCGCAAAGAAAAAACAGGGTAAAAAGAATCTTTTGGATTTATGGACAGATTCGAGTGAGTATACCCGTAGCATGATGATTGATTAGAAAGCATGAAATGAATGAATTAGATTTAAGCAACACACAGGCGGTTTTTGTTGGCCTGGTACCGATTGGTGTACTACTCTATCTAAACCACCGAGACCGCAAAAAAAGCGCCCATATTGAGCGAGAAAGCAAACAGATGATAGAAACACCTAGCGAGGATTTAAACCCTTGCTACGGGCGATATATTCAGCTTGCAGGAGTCAATGTATGGGGAGGCATTGAATGAGTTTAACAGATAATCACAAGAGAGTATTAAAACTAATAAAGTTAGAGAATTATAAATGAGCAAGGGAGAGGACGATGGCAAAAACAAAAGTCTATTTTTGGCTAAAAATTGATAAGAAATTTTTTGATAATATTTTTATCAAGAGACTAAAGACGGTACCTGGTGGGTACACTATGACAGTCATTTATATTAGGCTCATGCTAGAGAGCTTGGAAAGTGACTGTATTTTATACTATGAGGGCTACTTTGACAATCTCAAGGAAGAACTAGCACTAAAATTAGATGTATCAGAAGATGATATAGACATGACCATGGCATACTTTACAAAATGCGGTTTAATACAGATTGACGAAGATAAAAACGCAGAACTACCACAGGCAAAAGCCTTGGTTGAGAGTGAAACAAACTGGGCAAACTATAAACGTGAACAACGAAAAAAAACAAAATTGGAAGAAGTCCAACCATCTTTGACATTTTCCAACTCGTGTCCAACAGAGAAAGAGATAGAGATAGAGAAAGAGTTAGAGATAGAAGTAGATAAAGAACAATCAGCCACTCCCTCTACCCTCAATCAAGACTTTGTAAATCTCTATAAATCTTTTGAAGCTGAGACAGGTAAAGCATTATCACCGTTACAGATTCAAGAATTGCAGTATATGCTAGAAGATTTTAGCCCAGAGCTTATTCATGAGGCGTTAAAAGAGGCTGTCAGTCAGGGTAAAGCAAACTTTGCATACATCAAGGCAATCCTTAACCGTTGGAAACAGGACAATTTATTGACGGTGGAACTTGTTAGAAATAGCAGAGCAGCGCGTGAGGCTAAGAAACAGCAAACCAATCAACCAGAACCTATTAGCCGTGAGGAATGGCTAAAAACACGAACAGAAGAAAACCCATTTTAGGAGGGTAAGCAATGGAAAAGAAATTTGAGCAATATAACAACAGAAAAATTAGTGAAAAGGTATGTGAGGTTCACAAGGTCAATTATTGGCAAATATCAACACCGATAAGAGGCAGTAAGGAACGAAATATACAAGAGTTTTGCCCTGAATGTTGTCAGGAGCAAATAGATAGGCAAGAGCAAGAGGGAGTGAATAATAGCCTAAATGCTGAGACGTACCTAAAAACCTATAATGTGCTTATGCGAGACAGTACGATACCTAGGGAGCTTAAAGAGGCTAGCTTTGAGAATTTCATAGCTGAGACAGCCGAGGAAAAGCAACTATTAGAGTTTGGTAAAGGGCAAGTAAAGAAATACCTGGACGGTATGACAGGGAATACCCTATTTACAGGATCTACAGGAATAGGGAAAAGCCATTTGAGCGTAGCTATTGCTAAGGCTATAAACGAGGGCTACAAGACCAAAGGAGAGCCTAAGAGCGTGTTATTTGTCAATCTAACAGAAATTCTTAGACGAGTTAGAGAGAGCTTTAGCTCTCCTACTAGTCTAGAGGGGCACTACTCAAGAATGCTGAAAGAGGTTGATTACCTAGTACTTGATGATCTAGGAATAAAGTCAGATAATGCTAGTAGTAAAGGTAAATCAGTTTGGGAAGAAGAGTTTATTTTTGATATTCTCAGCAATCGAGATAAAACCATTATTACTACAAATCTAAGTAGCTCAGAGATTGCTAGCTTGTATAGTGATCGAGTGGCCAGCCGTGTTAGAACTGGCCTAGAGGGTAACTTTTTCAAGTCATTCACGATCAAGGATAAGCGATACTCAATTAATCAGTTAAAAAATAAGGTAAAGCAGTTAAACTGAAGTAATCGACTTACAAATCTAAACAAAAATAGACACTTTTCATAGGGTGAGAAATCACTCTCTTAAAAAATTACTATGCTTTCCTCGACCAAACTAATCAAGCATGGTAATTTAATCAATGACGAAAAACAACTATTGGGTACATAAAAAGGGTAGTATTTTATAACACGAACCTTAAAAACCTAGTCAAATCAATAGACTAGGGATATTCAGATTATAATAAATTAAAATAAAGGAGTTTTAAACATGGATTTTAAAGATATTCAACCGATGGAATCAGTATCTGAATTATTAAGCCAAGGCTGGATAATTTTAGAGAAAGGTGGTATAATTAAAAAAATCAATAACCTAAGTCATGGTAGCGTTGAAATCCACTTTAGGGATGGCGTACCATATAAAAAGACTGAACATGTTGATAATTTAATTTAATAAAGATTGCTAGAGGAAGAACCCAACGCATATTTCAGAGCTTAAGCTTTGTTATGGTGTTGGGTTCTTTTCTTTGTCATAAGGAGGATTTAAAAATGACAACATCAAATGTACTACCAAAAATTCAATCTATTGTATCTCAAGTAAATACTAAACGTGATGCGATGGATGATTATAAACAAAAACTAGATACTGCCAAAAATGAATTAGAACAAGCTAAGAGCGATAGGGAAAAGAATTTCTCATTTGAAACTGACAACAAAGTTTCAGAATTAGAAAATTATATCTTACGAGTTGAGAGTCGATATAACATCTTACAGCGTGAATTTGATGAAGATGTACCTAGTAAATTACGTGAAGTAGAAGAGTTGTATAATGCTTATTTAATTGAGCAATGGGGACAAAATGAAGAAGTTAAAGAACTGGCAAAGCGTACACTGGACAGTTTTAAAGAAACAGTTACTTTGCTAGGACTCTACACAAAGAAGCCATCCGAGCTTAATAAACAAGTGCTACCACATGTTGTTAATGACGATTTTAGAAAGGCTTTCAAAGGACAAACGACGTTTATTGGCGCTGATAATCATTCATTAGCCAATGGAGTACCATTGGACTATGATACTTACCAAAAGTTGTACACTGCTGGGCGTGCTTTAGGGGTTAATCTTGGATGATCTATAAGAGGTATCATACGGCATTACTGTTTATACTTGTTTTGCAGCATTTACTAAAAGATACCAAATTAGAAGAAAAAGCTTTTAATTTGTATGCTGATATTTTAGAACTTGAGCAAGTTCCGAAACATCAAATAAAATCGGCCAACCTATACGCCAAGCGCATTGTACAAGCTTACGATGGAGGGGAAATTTTGCCTCCGTCACCATTTACACAATCGCAGAGACTAAAACAAATAATCAGTAGGAGTATTAGTAAAGTGATTGCATATTTGACTGGATAAAGGAGAATTTTTTCTTTAATTTTAGGAGGTAATAGATGGCAGGAAATGAAAATGATGGCCTTACATCCAAACAAATTAAATTCATAGATGCCATGCTTACCGAGCCAACGATAGAAAAAGCGTGTCAAAAAGCAGGGGTGTCAAGGGCAACAGGTCATAAGTATCTAAAAGTTGCAGCAGTTAAAAAGACATTGAGACTAAAACAAGATGAGATGATGGATAAAACTACACGGATGCTATATCTAGCCTCATCCAATGCTGTTTCTGTACTCAATGATATTATGATGGATGACAAGGTTAACCCTTTTATAAGAACTCAAGCAGCAAAAGCTATACTTGAACAATCATATAAAACTCATGAAATTTTTGGAGTAGTAAGACAAATTGAAGAATTTAGGTTAGAAATTGAGGAAGTATCTAAAGGAAATCAAAGAGTTACAAGAACTCAAGGAATTATTAAGTAGTAGAAATACGCCTGAAGTTATCATTGTCGAGGGTAACGATGATCTGGGAGAATTTTTCCAGGTTGATGGTGAGTTATTTAGTGATATTGAACTTTTAGAAAACCTTAAAAAGTGGCGTGAATGGGAAGTGCAGGTTATCGTTGATGATTGGTGTAACCGTAGTCTAAATGAAGATGAAACAGGAATCTTATATTTTCCAACGCATGAGGATAAAATGGACTATATCCGATTTAACAAAGGTTTAGAACCTTTATATCACGCGCTAGATGAACCTTATACAACAATCTCAAAAAGTGAGTGGTTAAAGATATTAGATTAATAATTTAGGAGGTAATCATGCCAAAGAAGAAAATTGAGCGTATTTCAGTAATTCACAGAGAAAAAATTTTATGGCTCAAGTGGTATTTTATGAGAGATAAAGAAAATCCTAAGTATAGTGTTCTTGAGCGTAAAATGTTTGATGCTGCTAAAAAGCAAGATCTGCTTGCTTATAAAAAATACGCTACGATTAAACAGATAACAGATATTAGGGTACAGACAAGTGAAGACGATATTTTAACGGCCATTAAAGAGGTCTATGTGTATAATCACATGAATGTTATCGGAGCTTGTCAACGGATATTATTTGTTAGTCAGTCGCCAGCCTATAACAAGCTGAATAAATGGTTTGAGATATATTCTGATTTGTATTTTAGTGTTGTACCTTTACCCAATATGGGAGCATATCATGAGTTGGTAGATATCTAGTTGATTGTATGATAAAATATAATAAACTTCAAAAAAAGGAGATAAACTTGAAGATTAAGCAAAAATGGGAACGTAGATCATTTGGAACGGATTTTATCGCTAAAGGTTTATTTTGGATAATTCTTTTTGTGGTTATTCTTTTTGGCTTTAACTATCTAATCTCTGGAAATTTTTATGCCTCTGAATTTTGGGATATGGTCGGAGGGGTGCTCGCTTTAATAGCTGCATTCATAGCATTAATTGTTTTTTCTAGACGAGCACTGATAGAGGGGTATTATATTAGTTCGTTAGATCTTGCAATGGCAATATTTTATGACGAAATTGAACATGATCCTTATTTTTCAAAACGTTATCATGAAATAAATGAAAAATATGCTGATAATGATATTGAACGAGTAAAAGCATTAGAGCCGTTACAAGAACATTATTGTTATATTTGCTTTAAACAGTGCATTGAAGAAATGAATTGGTTAGAGAAATTTATAATTTGCTTATATAGTGTATTCACAATCGGAGAATTTTCGCTTTATATGGAGCTATCTAGAGCTAGAAAAAGAAAATGGTTTGGTCATAGTGATAATGATTTTTTTTAATAGTAAAAAAGGCATCTAGAAAGATGCCTTTTCCCTTGCCTGCTGAACTCGTCAATTTTATTACCTTTTTTGTTACCCTTCAAAAATACCCTACTTGTTTGTACCTTGTCACTTTTACTATATTAGACAAAATAAACTCTTTTAAATTGTGCATTTTTGGGGTACTTTGTTATAGGTAGATAACCTTAAAAAATAAAATAGTTCAGTGAACTATTTTATCCCGAACCTTGAAACTCAAAAGTTCGGTCGTTGATTTAACAACGTTTCTAGCCCCTCGGATTTTATCCGAAGGGCTATTTTTGTATTTAGAAGACAAAAAAGGGGCAAAACTTTTTAAAAAATCTTTTTCATAACTTTATCCAGTACATTGATTGCTTCATCTTTCATGTTCTTTGTGACGTGGGTGTAGATGGAAGTAGTGACTTCAGAGTCGGAATGACCAACCCTGTCCGTGATTGTTTTTAAAGTAATTTTATTTTCTGATAAGATGCTAATAGTGGTGTGTCTGAAGATGTGAGGGGACAGATGTTTGGGAATTGGTTTTTTAAGGCGTTCGTTTGCTCGCTGGAGAGACGACTTACTCAAGATGGAACTATGAACTGGTTTTCCTGTATTGGTAACAAAAATACGGTCGCTTTTGTGCCAATTCTTATCGGTTGTTTCGCTTAGACAACTTATATAGTCAATTGAAACAAGAACAAGACAAAAGAGCCTCGTAAAAGGTATTGCAACTTGGTAATACCTTTT